GGTATTCTTTGGTGTAATAATAAACGGGACACCTAAGCCTTTATACTGTACAGGGCTTACATCAAATGAGCTTATTTCGTCACTTTCTGCAGTTATACCATTTGAAGAGAATACTATTTCATTTAATGTTTGTGCAGACGTTCCCACCACCAAAGAGGATAGGGTAACAGTAAAATTGTTCGTGTAGTTGTTGTTTTTATACCCTGTTATACTATTAGAAAATATATTGTCTCTATCTTTAAAGAAAGATATAGTAACGGGGTTAGCACTTGCGCTTAATTGATCCGGTGTTTTAAAGTATATAACGTCAAGCCCAGAACTACCCACTAATACACTTGATAGACTGGAACTCAAGCAAGTTACTATTGAACCACCTGATAATTGAGCATATATGTTGCTTGAAGAAAGAGAGATCTTTTGAATAGGTACATATTCATATGCTGATAAAGTATTAATGTATTCTTTATTATAAAAAGACCAGTACGTTTTTAAATCATTAAATTTATTATTATCTAAGTTAAAATAGTTATCCCAACTCGCTGAAACGCTAAAAAATATGTCCTGAAAGTCTTGATAAAATGGAGTTTGGGAATTTATAGTAATTGGTTTCGAAAACTCACCGGCCTGTAAATTAAGATTTGCCGGATTTACACCCAACTCGCTACCAGACCACGTCGTAGTAAACGTATTGGTAATGTAGTCGTGTATATTTACATCATTACTATATGAAGCTAATATTGCATTATTATTGCAATCTCTTAATACCATTCTAACAGTGTACTGCCCGGGGTATTCGAATACATGTGAGCTTGTTAGATTATATGCAAAAGTACCGTCGCCGAAGTCAAATGTAACCTTTGATTCATTTAAAGGAGTAGCCCTCTGATCCGTATTGGGGATTCGCGCCTTAAACGTGAGTGGGGTTATGTGTAGATTAAAAGAAGATAAAACGGACTCACTTTTATAATCTAATACATCAAATGTTGCATAGTCTGTTTTAATATTACTCATCTATTACTTTTATGCGCTTAGCTACCGTCAGTGGTGAATATAAATAAGGAAATTTAAAATACGGGAGTGTTATATCTTGATTAACTAAACTAATATCACTTTTATCATAAAGCGGGTTAAAAGAAAGAAAGGAAACAGTTTCGAGAGAACTACCATCTTTTTCGTTTTTAGTATATATATTTTTTACGCCTTCTAGTGTAAGTATTTCTCTCAAGAGTTGGTTTATGGCTACGTTTTGACCTAGTTTATTATTCTTCGGGTCGAAGAATGTTTTAATTTTATTTGCAACACGTGATCGTATCGTTTGTTTGTTAATCTTATTATTTGTTTCGCGAACAACATAGAGAGTGGTGTTATTGAGAATGTCTAAATTTAGCGTTGAAGAATTACTCATACCTAAACCAAACGCCATATATATTGGATCTCTAGGCACTACAGTATTTGATAACATTTTCCGGTCTTGAGTTTGCTGTACAAGTAAGTTTTTAAATGAGTTGCTTAAAAAAGGTGGGTAAGATTTATCTTGTGCTGTCAAAAATTTAGGCACAACAAAAACGTTAATGTTATTAAAATCACATGCATCAGCAAAATTTACTTGGTTGATAATTACCCGGTTGACTTTATTTGGGTCAACACACATATCGTAAAAATATTTTATATACCCATTTAAGTAGGAATCATTGCTGACTACCTCAACACTGTTAACAACATTAGCTAAATTTTTGTTAATAAACCCCTCGTAGTCTGCCTCTGTTACTAATCTTAGTTGAGATGAAAATACTTTTGGCGCATTTTGTCTTATTTGATCTACCGTCTCTGCTTCAGATAAAGAAGATGATGCTTGAGGGTTATTAAAACTAATATATGAAGCATTAGTCGTGTTAATAAATGTTGTCTCGTCTTTATTCGAATACGTATCGTTAAAGATAGCGCGCTGACGAGGAGAATCGTATATAAACACCTTGTTACCATTAATAGCATTTTTACTAATTATACCTTTTACATTATCTGACTGTAAGTAGTTTACAGAGACCGTGTCACTCGCGGTTAATTCCCTACCGAAAACACCATTCCCGAATTTTATTTCGTAATAACCATTCTCATTTAATCTAATTTCATAAACTCTATCAACCGAATTAGATAAGTATAAGCTTTCTACTTGATTATACTCATAATACGTATTATCATTTACTTCTTTAACATACACGCTTATTGTATCATTTGCAATAAATTTATCTGTATTGGTATCGACTATATTCTCAACGACAATAGGTAGAACCTCAAATGGTTCACCTTGAGCTTTATAATCAGGGTACTCTTTTATAGTACCTTGATACAAAATCACAACATCGTTTAATGTCTTAATAGTTTCGTTTCCGGAAGCGTCTTTATTAAAAGAATAATCATCATTAAACACGTACTGCGCGCCGTCTACCGAGAAATAAGAATATTTACGAATAGTATAATTACCTTTAGGCATTGAAGCGGTTCCAATAGCGTTTATTGATACAATGGAAGTTTGCTTACCTGCAGGTTTGTAGCCTATCAGCTTTACAATCTTATTCATGTTCTCATATAGAGTAGCCTGATCAAAATTAACTTCTGAAGCTGTTGTGTTTAAGTAAAATAAAAGTACATGATATGAATAAGCTATAATATCGATAATAGCTGCAAGGTTACTACCATCAAAATTCTGATCAGTAAATTTTTCGTTTTTGTTTAATCTATCAACGATGTACTCTTTTAAAGTTACAGCGTCAAATGCTACATACGCATCTTGCGGTAGATTAAATTCTAGAAATTTGTTAGTTGTGTCGTCTGTAGGCATGGTTAGAGTACGAAATATCCGTTATTATTTAATAGTGATTGAAGTGAGAGTCCATATATGTTTAGAGAAGGTATGTTGATTTGTAATGTAATATAATATTCATGTTGATCTGGTATAGGTCTCACGACAACATTAATTACCTGAACTCTGGGCTCCATTTCTGGCAACCGGTTAAGTATATCGTCTTGAATTTGGAATGCATTAAAATCGTTTACTTGCTCAAAAAGATAACGTCTTAAATCTAAGCCAAATTCTGGACTTAATATTTTTTGACCCGGTGTGGTTAAAAATATATTAGTTAAACTATTTTTTATTGCTTGTTCATCAAAAGAGCCCTGTACATCTCTAAGTGTTACCTTTTTGTTGATCTGTGAGTTGTAATAAACAGATGGAGTGATATCTAGAAATAAATCTTTGTAGAGATATCCTTGTTCTAGAGAGGTATTGTCCAGACTATCAACAGAAATATCAGTTAACTTTATAAGAGCCATTTATAATATTTAATACTTAGGTAGTAAATCGAGTTTAAGGAACTATAATATACTTAAGTATGGAAGTTAAAGGAAAAGCTTGTGTAGTTGTTGAAATTGATAGTGAAGAGTTAGTTCGTGCCCTCAAACTTAAAGTTTATACAGAGCTTGGACTCCCACTACATAATGAAGTCTTTTATAAAGACGGTAAGTGGGTTAAAAGAGTACAGGCCCATACAACGCATTCTTTTGAATACGACGAGATCCACGGTCCGATTGTTTCCGATGATATTGAAGTTTTTGAAGCGTTTCATGTTTTAAAAGAATTTTTAGATACCGTGTGATTATTTGCAAGGCTGCATAAATAATATTATGGCGGGTAAAAAGTTTGTTGATTTGCATGAGTCTTATATGAAAAGATATGAGCGAGGAGGGTTTCTTGTTGGGGATGTTTTCAAGTTTAACGACAACTATAAGAGTTCGGATGGTTATAAAGAGCTTGGTAAATCTACACAAGATCTCATCACCAAGCTGATTGATTCCGGTCTTCATATTAGGGTAACTGGGATTAAAGATACTGCTCCTGCTCGATATCCAGGAAGCGACCAAACATCTTCGCTTGATGTTGTTTTAAATCTCGGCTTGGATGAAGGCGGAGGTCGATTTTCACATCATGTATCGGTCCCGGGTTGTTTGGGACAGTCTGTAGAGTATTATCCTAATTTACTTCCTATTCCCGACGCCCTGCGTAGGAAAGATAATGTTAATATTAAACCGGAAGAGGTTGCTGAAGATGAAGAGAATCTTTCCAATAGATCTGATAGAGGGGGCACCGAGCCACATGAGCTCACACCAACTGAAAGATCTCTACCAAAGCAAAATACTGTCATTCCGAGTGACTCTGCTACACCGTCTCCAGCGGTTGCATCATATACAAATCAATATCTTTCGGATCTCAAATAAAACCATAAAATCGTATAAATAATTAAAATGACAAAAAATGATCAAGAATTAATGGCAGAAGCTTATCAACAAGTTCAAGAGGGAATGTTTGATAGAGTAAAGGCTCGAGCTAGTCAGTTAGGCGGAGCAGTTAAAGGAGTCAAAGATCGAGTAAAGGGCGCTGCAAAAGGAGCTGCTGGTA